GCCCCCAGCCGCAGCCGCACCGCCAAGCAGCGTCGCCAAACCTAAGGACAATTTCTTACCAAGCGAAAGGCCCTTGAAAACTTTACCAGTCTCATCCTTATTGGCCTTGAGCGCATGAAACCCTGTGAAAATATCACCAATACTCTTAATCGCAGTCAGGGCACCACCCACGCCGGTAGCAATATTACCAGTGTAGAAACCAAGGCCCGCCGACACCAAGCCGCCAAGCACACCCATCAGGCCACTAGCGCCCTTCTGCAACCCCTGCAAACCCTTCTGCGCCCCAGACAAACCAGGCGTGTCAAGGCCGTACAGTTTAGCCGCCTGCACCTGCAACTTTTGTGTGGACAGTTTCAGCAGCTCAGCAGCCTTAGCCTGATTCAAAGTAGCCTCAGCAGCAGCAAACGCCGCATCCTTCGCCTGCATCATGGCAGTGTGTTGCTGAAGAGCATTCTCAGCTTGCACACGGCGAAGCTCCCACTCCGCAGCCCGAACCTGATTCGTGCGACGCTGCGCCTCACCCGCAACCGTGCCCCACGCCCCAGTGCCTTTCTCAATGTACCGATCAATAGCGAAACCGAATTGGTCGTACATTTGCTTGTTCGCCTCAAGGCGTGCCTTGTCCAATGCTTCAAGCGCTTTCGCCTGATTCACGGCACCAGTAGCACGCACCTGCGCAAGGTTAAACTCGGCATTCCTCAGGCTGATAGCCGCCTGCGTTGCGGTAAACATCGCCTGCGTCAAATCATACTTGAGCTTACGAACTTCCTTCCGCGTCTTCTGCACCGTGTCGTGGGCTTCCGAAACAACCCCCGCAACCAGGGCAAACGCCCCAATCATGGTGGTGAGCTCCGTTTGCGCGGCGGTGATAAGATCACGTACTGCTTGGATACGTGCCGCCATCACGGTCCGTTCCGCAACTTCGATTTGCTTCAGGGCGTCACCGTTTTGCTTACGAACCTTAGCAAGCTTATCCTCAGCTTTATTCAAAGCCTCAAGCTTTTTCTTCTGTTCCTCAGCATTCTTATTATCGGATTTATCAATCGAAGCCGCGGCGTCCTCACGGGCGCGCGCTAGACGCTTCTCCGCATCCGCAATCTTCTCAGCCTTGTTCTTGGCTTTTGAGGATCGTGCGCGGGCAAGTGCTGTTTCAGCATCCTGAATCTTCCTAGCCGATGCGGTGGAAACTTTCGCCCCCTTAGCTTCGGCTTCCTGGTATTCCTTCCTTGCTTTCTCAACCTCTTCTAAGGCTTCCTTCTCCGCCTTCGTGTTGTCCACCACTTGGCGCCGGGTTTCCGCCAACCCCTGCTCCGCATCCTGAACAATCTGCGCCGAACCCAAGAAGTCGCCCTCATAGTCGGCGCGGCGTTCCTCCCACTGCGAGCCGATGCGCTCAACAATGGGTTCCATTTTACTAACCAAACTATCAATCGAGTTGGCCAAATGGTCAAGGCCCAGGAATTCTTGATGGGTTAGCACACGTTCCGGCTTGCCTGACAGGTTCACGGCCATGCCACCAGACGGCAACCAACCACCATTATCATACAAGCCGGTGCCCTTGACCAGGGATAACGCCCGATCCATTTTAGTTGCGTACCGTGTGGGGAAAGCGGACACCTGAACACCCTGCGCCACAGCACCCGGGGCCATAGCCTCCCACCCCGGGAACTTCGATAACATGGCCTTATAGAACAAGCCCGCCGATTTGTAAGGATCCATGCGTTCCGCAAGAGTACCCCACCCGGCTTGGCGCTGCTGGAACAGCCCCACACTATCATGATCCGACCCGACAGCATCATGGCGGAATGCTAATGATCCTGGAACCTTAGCGTTTGCAAACATTTTCAGCGGGTCGCCAGACTCCACCAAAGCGGTGGCCACACCAATCATCGCACCCTTAGAAGAAAGTGAGAAGTCCTTAGCGCGCCGGGAAATTTCGTGAACGAAATAATCATGGCCCCAACCACTATGCTTCTTACCCTGCTGACCGTAAGGCACATCCTTATCCGGGTCAAGGGTGAGCGGATCCCCAAGTTCTTTCGCCCCAGAAACAACACCACTACCAGTGTATTCATTACCACTACCAGTAAGAGCGGTGCCTTTCTTAGTTTCCTGTAAGCCATAAAACTTCGCCAAAGCCTTATGCAACTCCGCAGCCGAACCCCAACCGGGGGTACCGCTACCTGTGGAATCACTACTACGTGTCGTTGCAACACCCGAATCCAGCGTGAACCCACCCTCATCCGGGCTATAAGTAATCCCATCAATCTTGCCCGGTAGACCGTCGAAACGGTCCAAAGTTTCCTCGAAACGCTCCGCCGAATACTGCGGTCCACTACCACGCAACCTGATAAACATTGAATCAGTGTACTGGGACAGGTTAGCGCCGGCCATGCCGCCAAGCTGGCCATTACCCCGCTGACCACCCATTTCAACAAAAACACTACCGGAACCATAGTCGATCTTACCGGTAGTGTGACCGCCCCACGGGCCGCCGTTAAACCACCACATGGTGAACGTATTACTGCCACCAACACCCCTGTGGAAACCATGAGAAGCACCCCAAGCCCCCTGATCCCCGGTCGCAAACTTCCGGGGGAATGGGGCAATGCCCGCCGCCAAGGCCGCAAAAGCACTGATAGCGCCACTACAGTCACCCCAGTTCGAACCGCCCCACACATAAGGTGCTCCCTCAAGGGGGCGGGAAGCCTGAAACCCTTTCACAGAATGGCCCTGGGCAAAACGCACCAGGTCACGGCCAGTAACACCACCCTCGGCAAACTTTTGGCCCCCATAAATATTACCAGTATAGGTAGGTTGCACAGGCATACCAGTTGCCTTATCCTGCAAGCGCATACCAAAAATATCGGCAACCCTGCCCAGGATAGCGGTAGACCGTGCCCGCTTAGCCGGGGCCAACGGAATATATGCCTCACCACCAGTTTCAGGTTCAGCCCACACGCGCCACTCCCCGGGTGCCGCAATCGTCGCAGTGTGATTCTCACCACCCTTAGCAAAAGCTAAACCACCGCGGGCGTATCCGACAATACCCCCATTAGCGTGACGGGACCCCTCAGTGTTGATACTAAACGCCGAAGATGCTACACTGGAAACTTTGTCCTGGATAGCGGAAACCTTCTCATCCAGCCAGTTCATGACCTTAGCGAAGCCCTCACGCAGGCCGTTAAGCAAACCGGTGAAAATGTTGATACCCGCATTGACCAGCCACGCACCGGCCTTAGCGAAGAAATTCTTAAGCTTGTCCGGGAATTCTTGCGCAAACTTGAGGCCCTTGCTAATCATCTCCGCAAGGTGGGTGAGAAACTGGTTCTTCCAGCCGGTCACCGTGATAATCACCTTGGCAACACCAGCGTGGAAGCCCTGAACAATATCCCCCCACATGTTCTTAATCTTATTCACAGCCGCATCTTTGAACGCCCCCAGTTTGCCTTTCACATTCTCCGCAAACTCATTAAACCGGTTCTTAATGTTCTCCCCGGCCTCGCCCCAAATTTCCTTAATGTGGTCCCACATGCGGCCAAACGCTTTGGGCACATCCTCCCAGTTACCGGTAACAATGTCCACCAGGGCTACGAAGAAGCCGGAAAAAACTTCCTTCACCGTGTCAATGCTGGCACTGAAAATATCCTTAACATTTTCCCAGCCTTTGCTGATAGCGTCCCCGATGATGTCCTTGAACACACCAGCCCCGGTTTTGAGGTTTTCCCAACCCTCGCTCAGCCACGTACCAACATTGCCCGCGAAGTCTTTCACAGGCCCCGCCAATTCGCTAAAAGTGCTGGTCACCTTATCTTTCAGTGAGGACAAGCCTTCAGTTGCTGCCTGCCATTTCTCACTAAACCACTGCCCAATATTGGCCAAGCCTTCCTTGACGCCTTCCCAAGCATTCTTAAGAAAGTCTGTGAACTCACCCCAAAGTCGTTTACCGGTTTCGGTTTGGGTGAAAAAATACACCAGGCCAGCAACCACGGCAGCAATAGCCAAGCCCAATGCAATAAATGGGTTCATGGCCATGACTGCGTTCAACCCTGTGAAGCTGCCAGTCAACCCCAGGTTAGCGGCTGTGGCTGCCAAGGTTCCTGCCCGCTGTGCGGCTAGCAGGGCAGGCATCGCCTGAAGTAAAACCATGAAATTCCTGATAGCGCCAACAGCCCACACCCCGGCCTGAACCGCTTTCAGCATGGTGTAAGCACCAATTACGCCACCAATCATGGCGGCGATGGTGCCCACAAGCTCATTATGCTGACGAATCCACTCAACCGTTTTAGAGAAAGCTTCAGCAACGCTACCAACAGACTTTCCCAATTGGTCCATCCACACCTCAAGATGCGGTGCGATCACCTCATAGATGCGTAATTTAGCATCTGACAAGGCGTTATCCCAGCGTTCCATGGCGCCGTTCAACCCGCCAAGCTTAGCGCCTGCTGTCTCCCCGGCGGTACCGACGGCATCCATTTTTCCACGCAGGTTATCAAACGCTTCAACACCACTACTTGCCGCGGTGGTGGCGAACGACACCGCTTCACGCCCGAAGGCGGTGGACGCTTCGGCAAGGAACGCTGATTCACCCATGCGTTCTTGCGCGTCATGCAACTGGATTGTGATTTCTCTCAGGCCAACGAACTTGCCATCGGCATCAAATGCCTGAATACCCATGTTTTCTAGGGCTTTTGCCGCCTGCTTAGAAGGCGATGTGAGAGACAGCAGCGCACTACGCATAGCGGTACCTGCCATGGTGCCCTTCACGCCCTGGTTAGCGAACAGGCCAATGTATGTATTGGTGTCTTCTAAGGAAACCCCAAGGGTTGCGGCGGTGGGTGCCGCCATTTTCAGGGCCTCACCCAGATCAGTCACAGTCGTGGCAGTGTTGTTTGCAGTGTTTGCAAGAACATCCGCAACACGTGTCGCCTGATCCGCCGCAAGGTGGAAACTATTCAAGGCCGCAACCTGCAAATCCGCCGCGTCACCAGCACTAATCTGGGCAGCCCCGGCAAGCTGAATCGAACCCTTAGCCGCATCCATAGCCTGTGAAACATCCATGCCACCCTTAGCCAGGGCAAGCATAGCGTCAGCAGCCGACGCGGCGGAAGTACCAGCCAGCGACTCATCATTACCCAAATCCTTAGCATGCTGCTTCACCTTCGCTAACTGCTCCGCAGTCGAACCAGTCACGGCACCAAGGGAACCCAACACACCATCAAATTCTCGGCCTTCCTTAATGGCCTCGCTCAGGAAACCCACACCACCAGCAAGCCCCAAACCAGCCGCAAGCAGCCCAGAAACCTTCCCCAACTGGCCAAACAAACCCGCACCCTGGCCTGCAACACTATCAAACGTCGCCCCCAAAGATTGCATTTTTGCGGAACCCACATCGGAAGCATCAGCCATGCGGCGCTGCGCAGCCGTCACATTATCGGCAGCATCACTAGCCCTACCGCGGGCATTAGAAAGCGCGGTTTCCGCACCCTCAAGCGCACTCACGGACCCTAATTGTTGCTGCCTAGCTGCGGAAACCTTCGCTTCCGCCTGGGCAATTTTAGCGTCCTGGTTAGCCCTAGCCGCCTCAAGTTTACGCTCCGCAGACTCCAGTTGTTCCGTAGTAGCGGTACTGCTTTCCCGTAGGGTTTGCAGCTTCGACTCCGCATCCTGAACCTTAGCGTTCTGTGAGACACGAACCGACTCCAGGTTCTTCTCCGCAGCCTCAAGCCTCTTCGTGCTGGTTTCAACCTTCGCCTGCGCCTGCTCAGTTTTTTGCATAGCCTGGTTGACTTTTTCCTGGGCTTGCGCTTCACGACGTTTCGCCTGCTCAAACGCCTTAGCGGAACCGTCAATACCAAGGGTGAGCTCGGTTTGAATCTTCTTCCCCGCCGCAGTGGCGGCACTATTCACAGGGTCCTCTAGATGCTTTTTGATAGCCGCATTCATGCCCCGCAACGACACCGTGATCGGTAGAGAAGCATAGCCGATAGCTGACATGGTAACCTCACTAATGATAATAAAAGTATTAAAAAAGACGGGGCAAACCAATGGCCTGCCCCGCAAAAATATTTTGTTAAGTTATCCCCTTCGCTAGCGCAAGTTTGCGTTCGCGTTCGGCCTTGATCCTGAAATAGCGTTCCTTACGCTCCTCTAAGGCTTTCTGCTTCCTAGCGCCCTCACGCATAGTTGCCATGGGGTGACGCTCCCCAGAAGTGATAGCGGCGAAAATATCGGCAAGAATATAGCCCTCAATTGATAGCCTATCAATATCCAATATTTCCGACCAAAACCTAGACCGGGTACGATCCAAGCCGTCTACCAGTACTAATAGCCGCCTCAGGGTGAGTCGTGAGTCACCGCCTTTGGGTCGCCAAAAATCACGATAGTCAATACCCATAAAAGCAAGGTCCTGCTCTACCAGGTCTTCGTGCTCACGAATGTAGGGGAGTAATTCTATTTTCCCGTAAGGCCCCATTCCTTATCAATGAGGGGGACGACGTGCTTCTGAAAATCGCGCAAAGTTGCGCCGGTGGCCTTGAGCTTGCCCCAATCCTCGGGGGAAAGAATATCCCGGTACACGGCCACAGGTTTGTCACAGAAGCTATCGTAAGCGTCTAGGCTCATGTCTTCGAGGGTGGCGGGGATTGTGACGGTTACTTCTTGGCCTCGTAGGGTGGCGGTGATTTCGACGGTGGTGGTTTCTTCCACAGCTTCTTTTTGGGTTGCGCTCATTGGGGTGAACCTTCCTATAGGTAGTTATTGAAATGTTGAAAATGGGGGGCGTCTTGGTGTCGGGTGCGCCCCTAAACCCCACGTTTTTATCATCACAGTGACACTAATGATGGTATATTTACATCACCCATTAATGTCACAGTGACCATATTTTACGGCGCGTCCTCAACAGTGATCTGGCCAGTCGCGCCCTCAAGGTGGCTCACTGCAGCAAGGATACCCTCGAACGCTTCGACCGTGAAGCCGGCAGTAGCAGAGCCGGAAACTGTTGCTTCCTCACCGCCCGCAATCTCACGCAAAGCCTCCTTGACCTTATCGGCGTTAGCATCATGCGCCAAATCCTTGGTTTCGTTGTAGTTGATACGCAGATTCCAGGTACCGCCAGTAGCCCCTGCGGGAAGCTTAACAAGCTTCTTAGCCTGCGGCAAGGTAGCAGTAAACCGCTCCAGATCAATGATTTCCTGCTTCTCATCAGGCACAAAGTCCAGCTTCTCAAACACGGCCTTGAAAGTATCCGGCAGCACATTGATTTCAATCTCAGTGCCAGATGCTTCTTGGCCCTTGCTCAGATTCTCGCCCTTAGCCGCGGTACGGGTGCGGGACGCCAGAATACGG